AGTAATCTCGTCGCGTCGTGCTCGAGCTGCAACAGCTCGCGCGCCGCGCGACCGGGCCCGCCTCGTCGCGCGCGGCCCGGTTTCTTGACAGGATCGGCCACCACTAGTCGGCATGTTTCGGGATCTCTCTCTCCGGTCCCGGGATCCCGGGTCGAGCCGGGCAAGGGCCAGCGATGGACGCTCGGCCCCGGCAAGGGCCGGCAAGGATGACGGCCCGGCGCTCGTCCAAGCTCGTGGCCGTCACGCGCCGGCGGATCCGGGAGCTCCCGGAGACGTTCGACGATCTCGCGGCGGCCGCGCTCCGCCTGGCCGAGCTCGCCGACGCGGTCGAGACTCCGCCGGCCGTCCGGGTCCGGGCCGTCGTCGAATGGCGGGCCGTGATGGACGCGATTAGCACTCGAGCGGGGGCCGCGGCGCGTGAGCGTTGGGGATCCGCTCGGCCTCACGCGGTCTAGGCCGTGGCAGCTCGACCGCCGGCGTACGCGACGGTACGCGCGGACGGGACGCGATCGTTCGGCCCGTTCGCTGTCGACCAGCTCGTCGACGCCGGCGTCGACCTGCTCGACTGGCAGGCGGAGACGATCGACGAGTGGCTCGAGGTTGTCGACGACCCGGGCGCGCTGCTCGGCTACCGGCTCACCCGGACTACATGCGGGCTCATCGTCTCGAGGCGTAACGGGAAAACGCTGCTAATCGCGGCCCGAATCCTCATCGGGCACGCGTTTCTCGGCGAGCGGCGATCGCTCTACACGGCCCACCTAGGCGACACGTGTCAGGAGATTTTCGGTATGGTCGGCGATATCCTGGCGCGACCTAAGCTCGTCGACCTCGTCGGCCGCTCCTACGTCTCGAATGGCAAGGAGCGGATCGAGTTTCGTAACGGGTCCGTATTCCAGACGCGTACCCGGACCGAGCACGGCGGCCGCGGCCGCGAGACGGACCTACTCATCGTCGACGAGGCTATGGTAGCCGCGGACGGGAGCGTCTCGGCGCTGCTCCCGCTCACGGCAAAGCCGGAAGGCTACGGCCGCGGTCAAGTGATCTTCGCGGGCTCGGCCGGCGCGGACACCGACGAGGACGCCGACGTACTGCGACGGATCCGGGACCGGGGCCGCGCGGCGGACGGGACGGCCCCGGCCGGCCTCGCCTACCGCGAGTATTCGGCTCCGCGGACGTCGGATCCGGACGACCCGGCGACCCGGGCCGCGGCTAACCCGTCACTCGGGACGGCGATCCTCTCGTCGACGTTCCTCGACTCTATGCGGGCCGTGATGAGCGTCGAGAGTTTCGGCCGGGAGCATCTCGGCTATTGGGCGGACGGCGCGTCCGAGCCCGTGATCGACCCGGACGAATGGCGGACGCTGCTCGCGGATCCGGCCCCGGCCCCGCTCGACGGCTCCCGCTGGCTGTCATTCGACCTAGCTCCCGACCGGCTGTCGGCCCGGGTACTCGGCTGGTATCGCACCGACGACGCCCGGATCGCTGTCTCTGTCGTCGACGCTGTCGACGACCCTAACGGGATCGACAGCGACCAATACGCCGCGCGTGTCCTCGCGTTCGCGACGGACCTAGAGCCCGAAGTGATCGGTTACGACCGGCTCACCGGGGATCACGTCGCGATGCTGCTAAGCAATCACGGGTGGAAAGACAGACTCCGGCCGATCACGGGGACAAAGCTGGCGAACGGATGCGCGTCGCTCCTGGCGGCCTACAAGCTCCGGACACTCTGCCACGATGGACACGACCAGCTCGCCGACGACCTCTCGCGGGCCGTGTCTAAGCCGTTCGCCGACGGAGGGTGGATTTTCGCCCGGAAGTCTGTCACGTCCGGGCCGATCGCCGGCGCGATCGCGCTAGGTATCGGCATGTATCTAGCCGGCGACGAGCTGCTCGCCTAATCGCCAGACTCGCCAGACTCGCCTAAATCGCCGAAACCGGAAACCGGCGCGACGAGCTGCTACGGGCCGTCGATAGTGGGGCCGTGGCATTCATGCGCTCGACGCGCGTCCGCGAGGAAGTGGCACGCGTCCGCCTCGAGGCGGCCGCAACCGTCGACACCGGCCACGAGCCGAGCATGGGATCGGTCGGGATCTCACCGGCCGGCGAGCTCTACATGATCGAAGAGCTCTACGTGACGCGGCCCGTCGCTATGGCGGTCCCGGCGTACCGGCGCGCGCGGACCCTCATCGCGTCGACCCTTGCACAGCTCCCGATCGACCAGCTCGACCCGGCCGGCTCCCGGCTGGCGTCGATACCGTTTCTCCGCCGGCCGGATCCGGACCGGGTACGGTCCGCGATCCTCGCCGACACATACTCGGATCTCTGCGACCATGGCGTCGCGTACTGGCGGAATCCCGAATGGAGCTCGCCTACCGGCTGGCGATACCCGGACGCGTCCGGGCCGTCCCGGAAGCATCGCACCGTGAAGCATCTCCCGTTCGACGACGTCCTCGACGTCGACGCGACGTCCTACCGGGTCAAGATTGGCGACGTCGAGACGACGCTCCCGGCGTACGCCGTGATCGGTTTCGAGTGCTCGGCCGGCGGCTGGCTCCGCGACGGCGCGCGCGTCGTGTCGACCGCTCGGCTACTCGAGAACGCGGCCCGCATGTACGCCCGGACGCCACAGCCGACGACCGTCGTCAAGAACAACGGCCCCCGGAAAACACCGGAGCAGGTAACCGAGCTGCTCGACGCGCTCGAGCTCGCGCGCCGCGACCGGGCGATCGCGTACGTCGGCCGCGACGTCGACCTCGAGGCATTCGGATTCGACGCTAAGCAAATCGCGCTCGCCGAGGCACGCGCGGCCGCGACCCTGGATATGGCTCGGCTCACCGGCGTACCCGCGGCCTATCTGTCTCAGGGGATCGCCGACGCGTCGATGACGTACTCGACGACGACACAGCAGCGGCTCGACCTCCACGCGGCGATGCTCCCGTTTGCGACGGCCGTCGAGGAACGTCTGTCATTCGACGACGTCACCGGCGGCGGCGTCACGACGCGGCACGATTTCGGGCCGTTCCTCCGCGTCGACCCGAAGCTCCGCGCGGAGCTCGCCGCGATCTACGTCCCGCTCGGCGTGATGACCGCGGACGAAGCTCGACAGCTCGAAGGACTACTCCCGGGAGGCAAACCGCTATGAGACTCACACTCGCCGGACAGCTCACGGCCGCCGACGCCGGCCGTCGCACGATCACGGGCCGGATCGTCACGTTCGGGGAAGTAGGCCGGACGTCCGCCGGCCGAGCAGTATTCGAGCCCGGGTCGATCTCATTCGGGGATCTCGAAAACGTCCGCCTCGTCCTCGAGCACGACACCGAGCGGCCCCTCGGCCGCGCGGTCGAGCTCACCGAGCACGCGGACGGGATCGACGGGACGTTTCGGATCGTCGCGTCCCGGGCCGGCGACGACGCGCTCGTCGAGGCGGCCGAGCGGCTCCGCGACGGGCTGTCGGTCGGCGTCGACGTCGTCGACTACACAACCGACCCGGACGGGACGATCCGCGTCGCGCTGTCCGACCTCGACCACGTCGGCCTCGTCACCCGGCCCGCTATCAGCTCCGCACGCGTCGACCGCGTCGCGGCCTCACAATCCGCACCCGCGGCAACCGAAGGAGATACCACGATGGACCTCGACAACATCGCCGGCGCGCTCGCCGACGACATTCCGGCGGCCGCATTCGTCGCGGCCGACCAGCTCGACCAGCTCGAGCAGCGCGGCCCCGTGACCGTGACGGCGTCGGCGACGTCGACCCGGCCCCGCGTGGCCCCGTTCCGCGACGCGGCGGATTACGTGATGACGGCGGCCCTGGCGGGCTCCGGCGACCACGACGCGCGTATGCGTATCGCGGCCGCGGCCGGCGACGTCGTCGTCGGCGACGTCCCCGGCATCGTCCCCGTCCCGATCACCGGCGACGTGATCTCGACGATCAACGACGAGCGGCCCGTGATCGAATCGTCCCGCAAGCTCCCGATGCCGAAGGTCGGGAAGACCTTTGAGCGTCCCTTCATCACGACGCACTCGTCGGTCGCTGCACAGTCGACCGAGCTCACCGCACTCTCGGCGACGACCATGGTGATCGACCCCATCACCGTCACGAAGGCGACCTACGGCGGACAGCTCAACATCTCGTTCCAGAACCGCGACTGGACCGATCCCGCGATCCTCAACATCGCGATCGAAGATCTCGGGCTCGTCTACGCGCGCCAGACCGAGAACGCCGTCGCCGACGCGCTACTCGCCGCGTCGACCGGCGAGCAGGCTCTCGCCGCGAACGCGGCCGTGGACGTGTTCCTCGCCGCGCTCTACTCGGCGGCCGGCACGGTCAAGGCGGGATGCGGCAAGCTCCCGGACACGCTTTACGCGTCCGTCGACCAGTGGGTCCGCATGGGCTCGTTCACCGACACGACCAAGCGTCCCTACTTCCCGTCGCTGTCGCCGTCCAACGCGGCCGGCACGATGGCCGGCGCGGGCTCGTTCGAGGGCAATCCGCTCGGCCTCAAGCTCGTCGTGTCCGGGGATTTCGCGGACGGCACGCTCATCATGGGCCGCTCGCAGTTCCTCGAGACGTACGAGGACGGCCCCGTCGGTCTGTCCGTCGTGAACCCGTCGACGCTCGGGTTCACGATCGCCCGCTACGGCTACCTCGCTCATAAGGTCACCGTGGGCGACGCGTTCGTCGTCCTCGCACCGGCCCCCTAACAAGCTCCCGGGCCGGCGTCCTTCCCGTCGCCGGCCCGGGAAACCCCCGGCCCGATCCGGGCCCCCGCTCCGGGCTGGCCGGGGGCCCGGATCCGGTCACAGCTCGAGCCCTCGAAGGGAGGCGGACACTATGGCAGTAGTCACCGGCGCGGCCGTCGCGTCCGCGCTCGGCCTCCCGTCCCCGTCGACCGCGATCACCGATTGCGCAGACGCGGCCGACGAGCTGCTCGAGCAGTACCTCACGCCGGCGGCGTACGCGACTCCGCCGGGCCCCGTCGCCGAGGCAGGGATCGCCGTCGCGATCGACATTCTCCAAAGCCGGACGGCGGCCGGCGGACAGCCGGTCGGCGTCGACGGTAACCCCGGCCCCTACCGGATGGGGCCGTCGCTCCTGGCGCGCGTCTCCGGGCTCATCGGGCCGTGGCTCGCCGCGGGGGGCGATGCCGCGTGAGCACGTTCACCGAGGCACGGACGGCCCTGGTAACCGCGTTCACCGACGCGGAGCTCGTCGCGTTCGGATACCAGCCGGGCACACTCATCCCGCCGGCCGTGATCGTCGACTACGGCGACCCGTGGCTCGAGCCCTCGAGGATCGGGACACCGATCGCCGCGCGGATCCGGCTCGTCGCCGTCGCTACCGTCGCGGTCGTCGACGCGGCGAACGTCCGCGACCAGCTCGAGCAGCTCGTCGAGTCCATCCTCGCCGCGATCCCGTCCGGGTTCACGGTCGAAAACGTCGACCGGCCTAACGTCGACGACACCGGCTCTCAGGGATCCGTCCTCGAGGCACGAATCAACCTAACCGCACAAGTAAGGGGATAGACAATGGCACTCGTTACCGGGACGGACTGCGATATCACGGTCGCGACCGTGAGCTACGTCGACAGCGTCAACTCATTCGAACTGGCTTTCGACACCGAGAAGCTCGAGTACCAGACGCTCGGCGGCACGCGCGCGGCCGGCGGCACGGAATCCGGGACGCTCACGATCACGGCGGCCTACGACAGCCACGAGACGCCGTCACTCTTTGACGCGCTCTGGACGGCGGCCGGCTCGACGATCGCCTACGTCGCCACGGTCGGCGGCTCCACGTTCACCGGGAACGCGATCGCCGTCCGTCCGTCCGCGATCGCGACCGCCGGCGAAGTGTCCGAGTTCACGGTCGCGCTCACGCTCGACGGGATCCCGACGAAGGCGGCCGTCGCGTAATGCGGCTCGACTTCACCGTCGATATCGGGGACGGCCCGCTCGACGTCGTCGTCCGGCCGTTCGCGATCATCGGCTACGAGCGCGAGCACCGGACCACGGTCCGGAAACTCGCCGTCGACGGCGTCGGCGTCGCTGCTATGGCGGAGCTCTGCTGGCGACAGCTCGTCCTCGAGGACCGTTACAGCGGCGACCTCGACGCGTTCGAGCGGTCCCTCGTGGATATCCGGATGGAGGACGCGCCGGACCCTACGTCGGCGAGCCCGGAAGCCTCTTCCGGCTCGTCGTCGAGCTCACCGTCGCAACCGGGCTCCCGCCGGACCTCATAGCGGGTATGGATCCGGACACGTTCGCGACGCTTATCGCCGTCGTGATGGATAAGCACAGCCGAGAGCAGGGGAGGCGAGAGAATGGCCGGGACGGTAACCGGGGGCCGTGAGACTCTCGCGCATCTCCGCCAGCTCGATAAGGATCTCTATTGGCGGACCGTGAACCGGATGAAAGCGGCTGCACAGCCGCTCGCGGACGGCGTCGTCGCATCCTTCCCGACCGATCCGCCGATGAGCGGTTTCGACCATAAGGGCCGGACCGGATGGAATCGTCCGAAGGTCACGAAAACGAAGGTCGGCGGCCGGCGTAACCGTCGCGGCTGGCCCCTGGTGCGGATCTTTGTCGCCGACGCACCCCGCATGATCTTCGATCTCGCGACCGGGAAGCTCGGCGAGCAGCTCGAGGCACACGGCTACGGGTCGCCGTCGCGGGCCGTATGGCGGACGGCCGCGTCGCTCCGCGACGACACGACCGACGCCGTCGAGAAGGTAATCCGGGACGTCGCACGGGAAACGAACCGCAAGCTCGCGAGGGTGGGGTGACGTCGTGGCAATCGTAATCCCGATCTTGACGAGCTATTCCGATAAGGGAATGAAGCAAGCTTTCCGCGACGTGCAAACCGCGGATAACAAGTTCCGCGCGTTCGGCTCCGCGGCTCAAACCGCGTTTATGGCGGCCGGTATCGGTGCGGGATTGTTCGCGGTCAAGCTCGGTAAGGACGCGGTCGGCGCGGCGATCGACGAGCAGGCGGAGCTCTCCCGGCTCAACAACACTCTGTCGACGCTCGGTTTCGCCGCGGCCGGCGACAGCGTCTCCGCGTTTGTCGACGATCTCCGGTTTGCGACCGGTGTCGCGGACAGCGAGCTACGGCCCGGTATGGAGACGCTCGTACGGGCGACTAACGACGTCGGCCGCGCTCAAGAGCTGCTCACTCTCGCTGTCGATATCTCGGCTCAAAAGCAGCTCGCGCTAAGCACGGTCGTTTCGGCGCTCGCGAAAGCCGAGGACGGGAACACAACCGCGCTCGGGAAAATGAATCTCGGGATCGACAAGAGCATCCTCAAGAGCCAGACCGCGCGCGAGACATTCTCACAGCTCGCCGGCGTCTACGGCGGAGCGGCCGCGGTACAGGCTCGTACCCTCGAGGGTTCACTCAAGCGGCTCACGGACGGGCTCGGCGAGCTCCAAGAGTCCGCCGGCACGGGAGCTATCGAGGCTTTCACCGACGCGCTCGGCGGGACCGACGACGCCGGACAGGATCTAGCTCAGACACTCCGCGACCTACAGCCGGTAGCCGAGAACGTCGGCGGGATCTTTGGCGAGTACGCCGGCAATCTCGCGTCACTCGCCACGGTCGTCGGCAAGGCGACGGGAAAGATCGCGGAGTTTGGGAAAACGTCGGCGATCGCGGGCGCGGCCGTGGGCGGGCTCGGTCAAGTGGCGAAGTTCATCGCCGTGGGCCCGTTCATCACGCTAGTGAACACTCTCGGGAACGTCGTCGGGATGGTCCGGCAAGTGACCGGGGAATCCCGGATCGCTGCACAGGCTCTCGCCGCGCTCGCGAACGCGCGGCCGCCGACCAACTACGGCGGGACCGGCGCGGACCCGCTCGCCGTGCAGTCCGCACGATGGACGCAGTACGCCGAGAGTCTCGGCGAGTCCGTCTCGTACGCCGGCGGCAACCTACAGGAGTGGCTCGACGATCTCCACGCCGTAGAGGATCAGACAACCGGCGGCGGCGGCTCGAGCGGCGGATCCGTACCCGCTAACGACAAGCTGGCAAAAAGTTGGGATCGGATTACGGCGTCTGTCGCCGCGTCCCGTACCGCGCTCGAGCGCGCCGGCGACCAGCTCGAGGCGGCCCGCGCGAAGGTAACCGCGTTCGCGAATACGACGCGCGATTGGCTCACGTCCGGTATCAACATCGGCGACGCTGTCGAGACGTGGCTCGACGACGTCGGCAAGCTCAAGGAGCTCGATAAGCGGATCGCCGAGGCGATCGCGTCCGGCGACGAGGACGGCGCGGCTAAGCTCGCCGCGGAGCGCGCCGGAATGACTGTCGCCGCGTCCTGGTATGACGGATTCACGCAACAGATAGCAGACTCGAAGGCGGCCGCGGCCGCGCTCGAGCAGCTCGTCGCGACCCTCAACCCTGCGGACACGCTCGGGAATGAGCTGCTCCTCGAGCAGTTCCGCGGCATGGATCCGGCCGCGGCGACGGCCGCGATAAACGATCTCGTCGCACGGAATCTCGGCCCCGCGGCCGCGGCCGCGCTGTCTGAGACATTCGGGGGAGCGTCGAGCGTCGGGACGACCCTAGCAACCGCGTTCTACGGCTCCGGTGTCACAGCGGCACAGTCGCAGTACGACGCGATATCGACGACCCTCGAGGGTAAGCTCGCGAACCTCTACGCGCTCGGCAAGAAAATGGGCGACACCGTCGCGGACGGATGGAATAGCGCGATCGCCGGCCTCCCGGCCGATATCAAGATCCCGGGATCCCGACAGCCGCGCGCCGAGGCTCCCGTGAACGTCACCGTAAACGCCGGCGTCGGTAACCCCGTCGAGATCGCGCGGGCCGTCGACGGCGTCCTCAAGCAGCGCACCTACCGGACCGGCGTCTAATGGCCGCCGGCCCGGTGTTCACGCATACCGTCACGATCGACGGGACCGATATCGCCGGTATCGTGCTCGCCGGCTCGACGATCACGACCGGCCGTCAATCTGACACCGAGACACCGGGCCCGGCCGTGGCGTATCTCGAGCTCGTCACGGCGGACGCCGATCCCGACGTGTCGATCGACCTCCCGGAGTTCTCCTATAACGCCGGCATCCCGTCCGGTTTCCGCGACGACTACCGGGACGTCTACGAGGGAGGCGAGACGCGGCTCGCGTCCGGGACGGCCGTAACGATCGACGTCGCGTCGCCGTCCGGTTTCCGCGACGATTACCTCGACGTCTACGCCGGCGGATACAACGGCCGACGCTTCACCGGGCATGTAACGTCGATCGACTACGAGCCGCGGCGGATCGTCCTCTCGGCTGTCGACGCCGTCGAGCCCTTGACCCGGGACCGTATCGACGTGTCGTCGTGGCCGTCCGAGGACGAGCTCGACCGCGTCGACCGGATCGCGACCGCGGCCGGCGTCACGATCACGACCGTAGGCACGAGCTCGACCGCGATCACAGCGACCGACGCGGACGCGGCCGAGCGGTCGCCGTGGGCCGTCCTCGTCGAGCTCGCCGCATCCTGTAACGCCGTCGTCTACTGCGACCGTGACGGCGTCCTCACGTACCGGACCCGGGCCGCGACACCGGCCGACGTCGTCGACCTCCCGGCCGCCTCCACGATGCGCGACAGCCTCCGCATGACACAAGAGCTCGGGCGGATCGTCAACCGGGTAACCGTCGAGTACGGGGCCCCGGTGTCCGGTGTCCGGCCTACCGTCACCGTCGACGACACGACGTCTCAAACCGACTACGGGATCCGGCCCGCGCCCTCGACGTACTCGACCGTCCTCGAGGATCTGACGGACGCGACCGACTACGGACAGCGGATTCTCGACGCTACGGCCGCGCTCCGGTGGATCGTGCCGAGCGTCGACGTGAATATGCGCCTGGCGGAGCTCGACGAGACGCTAGGGGAGGGACAGCTCGAGCAGCTCGCCGACCTCGACATAAACGGCCCCGCGAGGATGCTCGTCCTCCCGCCGGCGGCCCCGCTGCTCACTCACAGCTCACGCGTGATCGGCTACACCGAGCGGCTCGACCGCTACGCATGGTCGATCACGTACGCACTAGATCCCGCCGGCTGGACAATGGAAGCGAGCAGCGCATGACGTACGAAATCGGCGACCCGGACCATATCGAAGTTCACGAGTCGATCCGGCTCCTATTCATGGCGGCCGGCCTCGACCCGGACCTCATTCCCGGGACGGCGACGATCGGCGCGACCGGGCACGTCGACGACCATAACCGGATCGCCGACGCGCTCGCATGGCTCGACGAGAACGGGATCCCGGGGCCGGCCCCCGCGACGCTGTCCGGGACGACCGGCTCACCTACGGTCGGGACCGGGCTCGGCGGCCGGGCCCTGTACGAGTGGACAGGTAACGGCACGTTCACCGTCGCCACGGCCGGATGGATCCGCGTCGTGAACGTGTCCGGCGGTAAGGCCGGCGTCGGGTCGACGACGAACGCGGGCGGCGGCGGCATCGTCCAAGATTTCTACCTCTACGTCACGCCGGGGACGTACACCGTCACAATCGGGGCCGGCGGCACGTACCCGTCCGGGTCCGGCGGAGCGTCGTCCGTCGTCAAGGTCAACGCGTCCGTCATCCGGGGAACGATCATGGCGACGAACAACGTAGGCAACGGGGCCGAGAACAACACGGCCGCCGGCATCCTGTCCGACATCGACGGAACCGACGAAGGGTTCGGTGGGTCCGGGTGGTCGACGACGAATACCGGCACGTATGACGCTCAGTACGGCGGGGCGACGGCGGCCGCGGTCCCGCGCGCGAATAGCGGCGGCGGCGGAAACGAGATCGGATCCGGCAACGGCGCGGCCGGTTGCGTGAAAATCCTGCTCTAGAAAGGGAGTCCATGCTCACGTTTGCCCGCGTCGACGCGGCTACGTCCGTCGTCGTGAATATCGAAGTTGCGACGCTCGAATGGATCGAGACGAACGCGGACCCTGACGGCCCGTATCTGTTCGTCCCGTACGACGACGCGAACCCGGCCCATATCGGCGACTCATGGTCACCGATCGGCGGATTCACCGAGCAGCTCGAGACAGAACCGGAGCCCGTCTAATGGGCGAATACCTCGACACTCCGGCCGACGTGCTCGTCGTCCTCACGATCCTCTCGCTGCTGCTCGGCGGCCTCGCATGGGTCATCAAAGCCGTATCCGCGCTGCAACGGCAGACCCGGCCTAACGGCGGCTCGAGTCTCCGCGACGCGTTCGACCGGCTCGAGGCAAGCGTCGGCGAGATGCATACCGACGTCCGCGAGATCCGAGCAGCACAAACACGACACACCGACTGGCATCTAGAGCACGGGAGGGACGGCCACTAATGAAGCTGCTCACACCGAAAGTACGCGCCGCGATCTATGTCCTAGCGGTCGCGCTGTTCGCCGTGCTCGGCGTCTACGGGCTCGTAACCCGCGAGCAGACCGCGGCGTGGCTCGAGCTCGTCGCCGCGGCCGTCGCGCTCCTGGCCCTCGTGAATGTCCCGCGCTCGACGGAAGGATCGAACGATGACGACACCGAATGAGCTCGACCCGGACAGCGTCGACCTCGAGGACGGGCTCGCCGATATCGACCCGGCCGGCGACCCGGACGACGTCGACGACCTCGAGGACGGTACGCCGTGAGCTGGCCTAACGAGCTCCGCCGGGCCCTCGACGACCAGCTCGGCGGCCGCGTCTCCTACTGGCGTGGATGGGATAAGCAGCTCATCGGCCCCTGGCGGACCCGGACCGGCCGGCCGGCCGCGCTCCTGCTCCACCATACGGCCGGAGCCGCGACCAGCTCGACGAGCTCGAGCGACCCGGGAAACAAGCGTGGAGCTAACGCCGGCGTCGTCCGCTACGTCGCGAAACACCCGACGTTCGGGATCCCGTGCTCGAGTTTCTGCCTCGACCGCGACGGCCGCCTCTACGTGATGACGGCATGGCCGACATATCACGCCGGCCTCGGCGATTTCGCCGGCTCCCGGTGGAACGCGCTCGGGATCAACCGCAACGACGGTAACCGGACGCTACTCGGCGTCGAGATAGTGAGCAAAGGGGCCCGCGACGACCTCACGGATGCACAGTGGCGGAGTCTCGCCGCGCTCGCTCGAGCGTGCTCCACGGCGGCCCGCTGGCACGACACGAGCCCTATCCGGCTCCCGCGGCATCGGGACTACGCCCCGGACCGGAAAGTCGACGTACGGGCCGAGCACGCCCGTATACAAGCCATGCTCCGGAAGTACCCGGGCACGGCCGCCACGCCGAAACCGGGAAAACCGAGCTAACCGGCCCCGGGCCCGCTACGATCCGGATCACGGGAAGCAAGGGAACCGGGCCGGCCGCCGATAATGTGCATTACGGACAGGCGACCAGCTCGGCGAGCGTAAGCCGCTAGAGCGCGGCAGCGTCCTCGCTTCCACTAACGGGAAGTGAGGCAACATGCGACAGACGAGCTGCTCACAGCTCATAGAGTCCGGGCCGTTTCGACACAACAGTCGAGCCCGGGTAACGATCGAACGGGACGCGGCCGAGCTCGTCCTCATCCATGTAACGGATCCGAAGATCCGGACGACGATCGCCATTTCCGGCGCGCATCTAGCCGAGCTCCGGAGCATGATCGACGAGGCACTCGCCGCGGACGACGCGGCCGCCCTAGCCGAGCTCCGGAGCATGATCGACGAGGCACTCGCCGCGGACGACGCGGCCGCCCTAGCCGAGCTCCGGAGCATGATCCTCGAGGCACTCGCCGCGGACGACGCGGCCGCGCTCGACGCTGCACTCGCGGCCCGCCTCGAGGCGGCCGGATGAGCGCGAAACCGACACCGGCCCGGCCCCGTCGCGAGCTCATAGATCCGCAGCTCGCCGGCGAGCTGCTCGGGATGAGCCCTAAGAGCGTCGCGAACTACGCCGACGCCGGAAACCTATGGTCGACGCGGACGATCGGCGGACACCGTCGATACGACCGGGCCGACGTCGTCCGCCTGGCTCACGAGCTCGAGGCGGACCGATGAGCCCGCTCCTGTCATGGATCGCGCTCGTCGCCGTATGCGCGCTGCTCGTGTGGCTCGTGATGCGCGTCGACGCTCACCTATGGCGACGGAAGTACGAGCGGGACGACGAAACGCGGCAATACCAGAAAGCACGCGACGCCGTCGCGCGCCAGCAAGCGGCCGACCGGACCCGGCTCGGCCACGGCGACGGGAAGGCGGACCAATGACAGCGGAGCAGCTCGACCTAACCGACCCGGCGCTACTGGCGCGGTCGACGGATCCGGACACGTCTCACGCCGGCGCGGTCGACGTCGTCATCCGGGCCGGATCGCAGAAATACCGGCTACTCAGGTCATACAAATACCGTGACCAGCTCGGCGCGGGTACGTTCCGCGGCCTCGCGGACGAGGAAGCGGCACAGCTCGCCGGCCTCGAGCGCACCGGCTACTGGAAACGATGCGCGGAGCTCCGCCGGGACGGGCTCATCGCCCCTACGGACGATTACATAACCGGCTCGGCCGGCTCCGCCGTGATGCTCTGCCGGATCACGTCGGCCGGGATCCGCGCGCTCGGATGAGTCGACGCGCGCCGGCCCGCTGGCGCTGTCTGCTCTGCTCGGCGACCGGCACGGGCTCGACCCGGCCGGCCGTACTCGAATCGTTCTATCGGCACTACTACCTACAGCACGACAACGGGAAGGCGACACAATGACCAACGATCTAGCGGTATTCGGCGGCGACGAGCTCGAGAGCCGGATCCGATACGCCAAAGCACTAGCGGCCTCGTCGCTGCTCCCGGATCACTTCCGGGATAAGCCGGCGAACGTCCTGCTCGTCCTCGAGCTCGGGCGATCCCTCGGGATCGAACCGATCACGGCCCTCTCGTCGATTAGCGTCGTCAAGGGCCGGCCGACAATGTCCGCGGAGCTCATGCGCGCGCTCATCGCACGCGCCGGGCATCACTTCCGGATCCTCGTGTCGAGCCCGACCGTATGCACGATCGCCGCGGCCCGACGCGAACACCCGGACGAGCCCTCGACGTTCGACTACACGCTCGAGGATGCACAGCTCGCCGGCCTCGCCGGATCCGAGAACTACCGGAAACACCCTAAAGCGATGCTCCTGGCGCGGTGCACGACGATGACGGCCCGGGCCGTATTCGCCGACGTCATCGGCGGCATTAGTTACACTCCGGACGAGCTCGACGGGATCCCGACGAAGGCGGCCCGCGTCAACACGTCGACGGACCCGGCCGTGGAGCCGATCGACATAACGGACGCCGTCCTCGTCGACGAGCCGACCGTCGCAGATATGGCACGCGAGCAGCTCGACCAGCTCGCCGACGCCTACACCCGCTTCGACCCGGTCGGCATCGCGCGCCACGCCGCGGCCGCCGGCCGAGCGGCCGCCGGCGTCGCTCCTGTAGGCAACGGGGCCCCGGCTGTCCCGGCCGATGCTCCCGCAACGGTCGACGTCGGCCCGCTCACCGGCCCCGCGGCCCGCGCGAAAGCCTCACAGCTCGCCACGACAGCACAGCTCGACCGGCTCGCCGCGTTCGCGTCGTCGATCGGATATGACAGCCTCGAGGCGTATCTCGCGTCTAGTGACGTCGCAACGATCCTCGGCGGCCGGCCGTCGATCCCGCTCCTACGCTCGCACGCGTCCGAGCTCATCACAGCCGCGGCCGCGTTCGAGGCAACCGGGGGCCGGGCATGAGCGCGGCCGAGGACTACCTCGACCAGCGGATCCGCCTCGTCGAGCTCCGCGAGCTCGAGTGCCAGCGACGCGAGCGACAGCTCGAGGACACTCCGCCGGCCCCTAGCGTGACGGCCGGCGAGCTCGTCCGCCGGGCCGCGCTCCGGATCCTCGAGCTCGAGCACGAGCTCGACGACGCGCTCGAGCAGG